ATGGCTGGTTTTTATCGAACCAATTTGGGAAGAGTCGCGCTTCAACAACGTAATATTGCTTTAAATGCCAAACAAAGACGTTTACTTCTATTAATTGATCATGAAGATTTTCAAACTCTCAATACCGAGTTTAAAAAACGCATTGCTCCACCAGAACTCATTCAACAACTTATTGACTTAAAGCTTATTGCCCCTATTAGCGAAAACGATTCAGAATTTACTGAACAAATAGCTCTCTCAGAATCACCTACCACGAGTTTAGAAGTAAAAGTGCAACAAAAAAGCACTATAGATGAAAATGAAAATGCCGATTTGACTGGAGAAATTAAAGTTTCTCTAGAATCATCATGCCATTCTTCAAATATTGAAAATATCCAACCCGTAGTTCCATTTAAACAACTTACTTTTGAAGAAATACAACTATTAATGAAACAAAGCTTAAGCCAATACTGTGGACTTATGGCCAAACCACTTATTCAGAAAATAGAACAAATTAAAAATCTTCAAGAACTGAAAATGTGCCAAATGCAATGGATTACCAGTTTGCAAGAGTCAAGGATTCCCCCTCATGAGCTCGCACATACGCTTCACTCTATTAATTATTCAATTCAGCTCATTCAGCAAAAGAACTAAAACATAACAAGCTGCTGTTTAATTAAGCATTAAATTCACTTGGTACGTATTTCGTGCTTTACCTGCAAGTGTTTTTTTCCTATGATGTGCCCCACACATGCGCTCGTAGCTCAGTTGGATAGAGTACAGGTTTCCGAAGCCTGGGGTCGTGGGTTCGATCCCCGCCGAGCGCACCAATCTATTTTATAAAATCAATAACTTAACTATATTTTGGCGTATATTTGGCGTAATGCGCTATTTATCCACAGGTTTAGAGGTAATTTTGCTTCTTATCAAAGGTCCATCTTTTGCCGTTGTAAGTCACAGTGCCATCCAAATTAATCGGCAACTCTTTTAATGAATAGTCATAGATTTTAAGAACATTCCCGTTCTTATCTAAATCAGCGGGTAGATTGCAAGTATTCTCCATTCTCCCCGCTTCCGAAACCATGATCATTAATTGCTGCATGAAAAACCTCGAGAGAATACAGTTGAGAATAATTTTGCTCAAAATGTGCAATTATCCAGATTATTGAGCAAATAATTGCACACTAAAAAGTCATTACTCAAGAGCCTTCACAAGCGCACCGTGTCTTGCTTTGCAGTCATTATATTTTGCAACTGTATCAACTGACCAGATCATTAAATCTTTGCCCGTTGTTCCTGCCAATTCATTTAGATTTGGGCATGGTTGAATAAGATTAGCTGGTATTGCCGGCTTTAATGAGTTCATTGAGTTGCTGCATCCCAGCATCGTCAACACAGCTAGACTTATAAACAGGACGCTCCACGATCTTTTGCACTTCACGTGTAATTGTTTCGACTTTAGTGTTTTGCTCTGCTTTGACTTGTTCATATTCTGCGCTCACTTTATTGATCTGATTTTGCTTTTCGGCAAGTGCTTTCAAATTCTTGCGCTCAATCTCTTGGATCTGCGATTGACACTTTTGTTCAGCTTGATTTAATTTGCCTGCTAAGTGGTTTGTGTACGCAATTTGAGCTAGGTACAAAATTGATAAAACGATGATCAAGGACCATCGCTTATTGTTTAAAATCCAAGTCATGAATTGACCCCCATGCACTTTTGATAGCGATCACCTTGACGTATCCAGACACCATAGCAACCATTTGAGCGAATCGAACAATCGCGCTTTGCAACATATTTCCATTTCAATAATGATTCGCATGCTGCCTTATAATTCCCTATCTTTAGATTTTTCAGCATTGATGAGCCAGACCATGCGCCAATCCCGTATTGATACGTGAAATCAAGGTATAGGTCGTATTCAGTTTGAGAGATAGGAATATTCAGCAACGTTTTATTAAATGCTTTTGCGTCCTTGTTCATTGTGAACTTGAGATATTCAAAAGCTTGCTTTCGTGTAATTGCTGGATCCGTCATTTTTACGGCACGTCCATCTGGGTAAAATGTTGTACCATTACCAATTGTTGGACGATCACCTTTTACGGGAATGACTGGTTTAGGCGTATAACCCTCTTTTGTGGCCGTTGCTTGAACTTGTTGATCACTAGGACCATAAATAATTAAGCCGCCAAAAGCGGCGGCTAATGTTGAACCAACAACGAATAACTTAGTCTTGTTTGACATTACAGTCACCTTTTAACTTTTTAATACGTAGCTCGTACTCTGCCTTTCGTAACTTATGCTCAATCCTCTCACGGCGATTACGCGCCCACGCGAAATAAAGCTGTATAGCCAAACCAAGTGCAGCAATTACCAAACCACCCCATGCAATAACATCGATTTTGGCTATAAATCCGATAAAAGACCCCACCCCAGTAGTTGCTGTTACTTTTTGCGTTATTGTTGCTGCACCAACCCCGAATGCAGACTGAGTTTCAGACATTTTATTTCTCCAGATAATAAAAAAGCCCTAGCTCATTTAAAGCTAAGGCTCATGTTGGTTCATTGTGTACTATAAAATTAACTGACAATATTTGAATTAACTACAATCACGTTACTTCCAGACTTGGCTTTGGCTGGATCACCCACATGTTTTGCATCATATAAGAATGCTTTACCCTGCTCTGCGTGATAGCTTGAAATGTTTGGATTGATAGAATTAGTTCCATAACAATGAACCTCGGCATCGCCAGATCCAGCGAAATAACCATAGTCATTACTGTCTGAGATCGTACTATGACAGATCAAAGTTGATTTAACACGTCCATCTGTTGGTACACCACCCGTGTTAAATCCATACTGATGCCCATCGCGACAAATCGTGTTATAGCAAGTACCACCACCACCAGATACATGAATCACACCACCTTTAACATTCTGCTCAATTAATCCCCCATAGACTGTACAGGTGCCGCGACGATGAAAGCTCATACCATCATCATAATTCAATGCGGACCAGGGATCGTAATAAACAGCTTGTGTTGCTGCTTGAAGATTCTCTTTTCCAACATAGTTGTCAGACTGTGCAGAAAAACCGTCTACACCGTTGTTCAAGCTAATATCTTGATGAGAAACAGTCGAGTTAGCATAGTCAGCAAAGCCGACTTTATAGTTGCCCATTGCTAAGCAGCTTGTGCGCTTAACGCTCATACCGGTACTTGTAAATCCTGACTCATCACTACAGAACATAAAGTCTATCGCATGACATTCAATCTCACCTACTGAATGAGTGAATGTTCTGCGTACACGCGCTTCATACTGTTTTAATGTCGCATCACCGCCATCAGTCGCAGCAAAATAGATGATGCCACCTTCCCAGAACCATTTTCCATTGCCTTCCGGTGTATCAAGTTCAGCTTTTGATGTTGCCTCAAACATGGGGGTATAAGGTAAGAAATGACTATAGCCGCGCTGCAATGCATGAAATTTAGTGATTGCGCGATATGGAGTCCCCCATTCCGCAATCATTGCCTGCCCCCAATAACCAAGCCCATCGCCAACACCTTTAGGTTTTGTAGTAAGTGGTGCTTGATAGACTTTTGTCATACCTATTGTTTTGGTAACAACCAAGCGATCAGACCCAACAATTTTTGCACGATGCCCAAATTGTGATGCGATTCGGATTTTATATGGTGAGTCAATAGTCACCGTTTCACGATACCATTCACTATCTTTGATAATGACTGTGCCACCGGTGCTTTTTAGTTTGTTAATTGCAGCTTGAATCGTTAAAAGAGGTGCATTAACACCGTCATTGTTATCATTACCAGTTTTTGCGACAAATAATGATGCAGTACTGCTAGAAGTGCTTTGTGTAGCACTATGGAAATTTGGTAAAGATGTATACCAGCTTGAAGACTCAAAAACAGGCTTTTTAAACTTCGCGACTGTAGATGTGCCGGCGCGACGAATAAAGCGTAAGCGAACAGTTTTAGTATTCTCTGGAATTATTGAGGTCACGCTACGACGTTCCCACTCTCCATTTTTAGTTGGATAAGAAAAAGTAGGTGTGCCAATTGCTGCACCAGCAGCATCAAGAAATGCAATCGATAAGTCAGACGAAGCATTAACACCAAGCGCATCAACAAAACTGTCTGCACTAAAAGAAATTGTGTCTCCTATTCTCAAAAAGTTTGAAACTGGATAATCATAGAATACACCAGACCATGTGGTGCTCTTTATCTGCATGCTCAGAACAGCAACACCGCTTTCCACAGCAACAGTACCTTCGTACAGATTTGCATTTACATTCTCAAAGCTGGTTTGCCCAAAAATGTTTGATTTAAGCTTGCTGGTATCAATAGGAATGTCAGGCAGTGTTACTCTGTCACTAATACGAATATAGTAGGCTTCATAAGGAAGAGCTACACTTCCCTTATTAAACATTCTGTTGTGTGCAGAAGGGGCGCCCGCACTGGTATTAATATTAAAACGAACATACCTAGCATTAGCAGGAATTGTAATAGTTAACGGATTCGGGTCGTTGATAGTCGCATCTCTGCGAATAAAAACTTTATCTGCTGTGAAATATCCAACACTAATAAAAGCACGTTGACCTGCAATGGATGAGATTGTGTATTTCACAGAAGGTTGTACTGGAATGAAATCTGATATGGCTGATGATGAGTTCACAACCTCATTACCATTCTCATCAAGAATATATCCAAACTTGCAGGTCGCAGCATCAAATAGATTTCTTGACTGTGTGATAAATCCTTGCCGTTGTACATTCATGTCTGTAGCAGTATTTGTATACAACCTTGCTTGGTCAAGCTGACTTAAACCCTCATCAGTCCAAGAAGTTCCATTCCACAAATACATTTTTTTTGTATCGAAAGCATAACCAACTGATGGATTGACAGTTGGTGTTGTTGCCAGTAATGCAGCTTCTGTCTGATATGCCTTCCAGCCTCCTGTTTCCATGAGGATTCTGACAAGTTTCGCAAGTGTAGGATACTGCTTACCAAGTCGAGTGAGCACATCCTCCATATCACTACCACTGATAAAAACTTCCAAACTATCTGCATCTAGTGACGCATTTACTAACTGTTCCCGAGTAACGATCTCATCAGCCATTACTTTTCTCCAAGCATAAAAAAAGCCCCGTTTAAGGGGCTTGGATTTCTGTTAATTAATTAAATAAAGTCATGGTCACGCTCATAGAATCTGGCATCGTAGTTAGAAGCCTTAAGCGTATTAGTCATTTGAGTTTGAGGGGTGAGCTCTTCGAGCATGAAGGCCTGTACTTCTGTTTGATCGGCGCGAACTAATGTGTAGAGCGTTTTAACGTATCGATCATCACTAACTACAAGTGGCTGTACTGGCGGACGGCTAAGCACTACATGATATTTATCAGCGCCTGCTGTGCATGGCACCATATCTACAGTGGCATCAGACATTTGAAGATAAATGTAGTAGTCATGCCCTGCTTCGAAAGTGCATGGCTGTGAAGTTTTAACTATCAAGCCATCTACTGACTCAATCTCACCATCTTGTGTGTCGACAACCGTGTTGTTTGCCACCAAAATACGATCATTACGAATCAAAAGCTCAGACTCATCTAACACTTCCATTTCACAAGATACATATTTGTACTGAAGCTTGTTCCACTCACGCCAAGCCCTAGTTTTAGCTTGCGCTGCGTTTCTAAGACCAGTAGTTGTTATCTTTAATGGGTTTCGTGCTTGACTGCCTTCTTTAGCAGTATTTGTTGAGTCATCCCAGTAAATTGAGTATTTAACTCTGGCATCATCCACATCAGAAGTGTATTCAAGCTCCACTCCGTCATAATCTTTCTGCTCGCCAAATGTAAATGACCTTTTCTCAGTTAAAGGCACTTTGTTCCGGTGATTAAAAAGCAAGACAGCGTTTTCTTGTGGTTGCTCAAACTTGAGACGGACTAGGCTTCCGAACCGGTACGGCTCGCAGAATGCTGAACTTGCCACCATCCCCGCAATTTCTTCAAAGCTTAGATTGTCGTCATCAATGGTGTAATTGAACTCAGACATAAGGTCTGAACCAAAATAAGCATTAACTTTGGCAATCTCAGCATTGATTTGTGCAATGTCTACCTCTGCACTAGTTCGGCGGCCAATGTACTGATCTAAAGCTAGATTGATGAGCGCCTGTCCGGCTGAACGTGTAACCTGTAAAGGCCCTGTTCCATCAACAGGAAGTTTGCGATTTACCAAGCAATTGAGCTTACGTTCTTTAATAGACAAAGCCCCGTCAGTAGCTACAGTTCTAGAGCGAACAATAGTTACATTGCCATAGTCACTAATCCCGGAATCAGCCACGCCATACACAGACTTAATCTTGCATGTATCTTGGGTTTTACCTGCCTGAGTTGCAGTTGTACGGCTTAGACGGAACCGGAACGAGCCAGCAGTCGGCAGATCAATGTAAATCGTTCTACCAAACTGAGACTTGTTGTTAGCTCGAATCTCTTGATTAATCGTTGTGATTGAACCAACTGGATCGCCATTGCTATCAATTGCCTGCAACTCGATGACTACAGTGATTCCCTCTTCCCATACACCGCCTTTACTGTCTTGGTAAAACAGGCCATTTGGGAAAAAGAAGTTAAATACAGCTTGGGTCGCTTCTGGCATGTCGAAGTTAAACCACCCAACATACTTATTGCTCACAGCATCAAACCGGACTAGAACCTCTTGCCCCTGTGTGCTTTGATTAGGAAGCGTTAAAAGCTTATCCCACTCGCTGTTAATGGCCGAGGGATTGACTAAAGCAATCGTATCGGCTGTAACACTGTTAATTGTGTAAGTGTCATCAAGAGTAATTGAGTTTGAATTTCGGTTGAGAACAGCGCCAGCCGTAATGGTGTAGCTGTTGTTGACGTACTGCCAGTTAGCGTTAACTTTTTCAGGATTTGACAAGGTAATCTCGTAATGGAAACCACCTGCAATTACTGTCTTTGTCACACCTGAAACAATATATTGACCAGATAAGTCGCGCGTATTAATTTCAGTTACTTCATCGGGTGGCGTTCCTGTCACAGTCACAATATCAACTAATGCACCAGTGAGCTGCAAGCCCTTAAACAAGTTCGGATTATCAATATTGGTCGATGACTCGATGATAACCATCTTGTCTTCATTGACCATGATTGAACCTGAAAGATTCACATCCTGAACACCATACACAGCACCACTTAAGGCAACACGGTCATTCGCTGCAAAATATTGTGTAAAGTCTAAACCAGTGCCTTTAATTAAGTTCGGGCTTTGATACCACACATTACTTGACTCAAGCACTGCTTTATTTGGCAGTTCAATAGTCTGACCATTAATCGAAGCAGAAGTTCTTACAAACTTTGGAAGTTCCGTAAATGCCTCGCCTACTTGGTAAATCGGAGTTCCAACAATGGATGTGAACGGGTCATAAACTGATACTGATGTGCCAGCAATATTTGCAACATCTGTGTCACCGTCTCGCATATCTAATATTTGGTAGTAACCTCGACCGATACACATCAAACATTCTTCAATCTCGATGCCATCTTTATAAATTGTGTAGGTTTGTGCGATTAAATCCGGATAAGAACGGACTTTTCCGAAAATATCAGGAATACGGGCATTTAAGCGAGCTTGGTTAGAGCGTTGTGCTAGTTCATTATTTGAAGAACCTGCCACTGGTGCCTGTGGTTTAGGCATGGTTAATACAGTATAGAGACTATATGCAGCGGTAATGGCAACAATTGCGTAGAATAAGATTTGCAGCCATGCTGGCTCAATCACTACATAGAAAGTACCTTCCAATGTCTGAATGTGCTCAATCTGCGCATTAATTCTTTTTGGATGGTTAGGAGTTACATCACAGCTTTCAGCAATCTGGTTGTGATAAATCTTTGCGTTTTCAGGCCATACATCAAACTGCTGATAGATATATGCTAAAACATCCTCCACATCAGCTTCTGACCATGTAGAACGATCATAAACATCAGGAACGATGATGACTTTTTTCAAACTCATTTATAAAACCTCGTTTCCCGAAAGTTCATGGAAATAATCTCAAGTGGAACGTACTGCACACCACGGCCAGTTAAGTGCAAAACCTTGTCGCAATAAAAAAGCCCGACATGTGTCGAGCTTCTTTTGCCATTAGTAAAAAAGACAATGCAGGGGGAAATGGGTTCCTTTAGTTTCTTAAAGCTACCCTTTCCATTTAGAAATCTGTCTAGGCGCTTCTTCAGATCACGACCAGTAACATCTTTCCATGCTTCACATAAGAACTCATTGCATGTGTAGTCTTTGGTCCAGACGCGATTATGGAGATGGTCTAGGTTCATATCATGCCCCGCAACAATGGGAAGCGCTCTAAAGAATAGATCTCACCAGTCTTTACGCTGTTAAGTTCAGGTGCCTGTGCATCAAAAGTACAGTTGCCAGAGCCATCTTTAGATAAAGTAGCAACCTCTAATGTTTGTAAAGACACCATAGGCGCTGTTAGATCATCATCTCGGTATAACCGCCATTTTACTGATGGTCTAACTTTCCAGTTGGTGCCTAAACGAGCAGATACGACCGATTTAATTAGTTCATCGTCTACATCAGCAATAGTGAGGCTAAGCTTTTGATCAAGGTCGTTTGTGACTGTAGAGCGTTGAATGGACATAGGTTGGTATTCATATGGAACATCTGGCCCTGTTGCCTCATGTTTTACTGTCACACCTTCTGTATCGTTTTTGACGAACCGGAAAGGCTCAGTAAAGTCAGGATGTGAAATCTCAACGCATTCCAACGGCACCACACCACTGCTTGAGTTTAGAAAGAAGGATGTATAGTCAGGCATCTAAATACCCTCCATCGCTCTTGGCAGATCGTCATTCACCAGTTCTTCGAGTGGATTTACCCAATCCCAAATACCTTCGTTACCGTCATCGTTTCCAATCTCTACAATTAAGTCGTCCATAGCTTCATCTTCTGGCTGCGGCTTAACTTCAAATTGAGCAGTTACAGTAAATATCTTCCCTTCTTTTGCCGCTAATGTTGGACTTTCAACGAAATAACATTGGTAGTCCTGTGCCACTCCATCATCAATGATCAGACGAGCTATGAATGGCTGGCTCGGTGTGCGCCGCCAAACTCGATAAAAGGCCATCAAATACTGATAGCCTCCTTCGCCCACAACCCACTGAACGTTAGCAGTATGAGATACGTTCTTTAGAGATCGACGGTAGCGACTAGCACCACCATCTAACTTTTGAGAAATAACCCCATCACCAACCTTTGCCGTGTAACCACTTTGCGTTACGCAGTATTTCAGCCTGTTCATGCTTATCTTCTCCGTTGCGCATTGTAGTTTTGCTGCATAGTTTTAGAGATGCGACTATTAGGATTAGCCAATTGAGTAGCCACAGTTTGCTCAGCGACCTGCTGAATACGAATATCCAATGAACCATCATCATTTTGCGTTGCTGTTGCTGTCTGCCCCGGCAATGTGTAGACGTTGACAGTTGGGTTTCTTGAACCGCCCTCATTAATGAAATTAGTGAAAGCTTGGTTATCTTGAGGGTTAAGTACACGCTCGCCCTTATTTAGAAGCCATGTGCCTTCTTCAGGGACACTCGCAATACCATCATGCGCCATGCCGGTTAAACCAATTGCTTTAATATTGCCAATAATGCTTGCCGTTTCTGCGGCAACAGTTGCAGCAGCAGCCAAGTTTGCAGGAAAAGGTAAGCTCATTGCATTTGCAATGCCCTGCTGAATTGCAATCATTGACTGGGCGATGGCAAAACCCTTTTGAATAGCAAACATTGCTTTATATGCAGCCGACTGCTCCCCAAATACAGTTTTCATCGTATCTGCGGTTGATTCAGCTATTGATTCACCATACATAAAATGTAGACTTAATCTATCTTGAAGATATTTTTTTTCAGCAGCTAAGTTAGCTGCTCTAGCCTCATCTTCTGTAATGTTGTTCCACTTCAATGCATCCGCAATTATTTTCCTTCTGTCCTCTAACTCTTTATCAAGATTGAAGTACTCCTCAGAACCATTAAGTGAAGAAGACATAGATTGGAAATTCACATATGCATTTCTTCTACGGTCTTCATACTCATTATCTTCCGCTCTTGCTGATGCATTAAGTAGGCCAGCGCGTATCTTTGCATCACGAACTTTTTCAATCTCTTGTCGTTCAAGTTCATAACGTCGTGCGAGTGCTTTTGCTTCATCCATATAGCTTTCTTCGATCTGAAACAATTGTTGTTCCTGACTAAGCCTCAAAGATTTAAGCTCATCATCACGCTGCTCATCTAAGGACTTTTTGCGTAAAGCTCGCTCCTCCTTAGACATCCCAACTTTCGCATCGATACGGGCTTTTTCAATTTCAAAAGTCTTTGCTAACTTTTGCTCTTCTGACCAATTCCAAGAATCTAAGTCTTGTTGATATTCAAGCAAGTAAACTTGCTTTCTGGCCGCACTGATTTGCTTAGCTTCTTCAATTAAGCGTGATCTATCAGCTGATGGTAGTGATGCTTCGTTAAATCGTGCTAACTCTTTAGTTAGATCAGCTTCAATTCTTGTAAATTCAGTTCCATAGTCATATAAAACTTCTTTAGCTAATTTTGCCTGTTCTGCAATTTTACGATTTAACTCTTCTTGTGCTTTCGCTGCAGCCTTTGCTGCTTCAGCAACCTTGTTTTGCTTATCTAGCCAATCTTGTGCACCCTTTGTGGCAACAGTATTTGTCGTGTTGGCTTGATTTTGAAGCTCAGCTAATTTCGCAGTTGACTGTGATACCGTATCATCAAAAAGCTTACCCACTTTCGTTGAAAACTCTTCCATTACAGCTTCGTTGTCGCGATAAGCCATCTTGATATAACTATTCTCTGCGCCTGAAGTTGCTCCAGCAGTTATCAGTGTTTTGGCGAACTTAATCCCTGGCAACTTGCCTAACCAGCCGCTTTCTTCCGCAGCCTTATTAGTTAAATTATATGAATCCAAAGCTTGATTGGTGACACCTGCAATTCCATTAGCAACCATGTTAAGTGCCGCCCATACACCAAGTGCAATTGCAGCTACACCACGTAATGAATCTGCTAGTACTTTACCTGCATCAGCCATTCCCCGTGCTTTTTCATCGCCATCTAACATTGCTTCTGAAATATCAACTAGAGCAGGAATAACTTGGCTTAGTACTCGTTTCTTTAATCCTTCATATTGCATATCTAACATTTTTGTTTGGACTTGCAACTCCCTAGATGCTTTTAGGGTTTTCTCATCCATGATAATGCCAGCACGTTCAGCCGCTTCACCCCACAAGCGCATACCTTCTGCATTATTTTTTAATAATGGTAGTAGCAATGTAGAATCAGATGCCATACTTTCCATTAAGAATGACATTTGGTCTTGTGAAAGGTTAGCCTCCTCCATTTTCTTAACAAACAAGCCCATTGACTCAGGGCCTGAAAGTTTAGAAAGCTCTTTAGCCAACTTCATAGCGCCATCTGCGCCTTTCTCAGTTTTAACTGCCACTTGCTCCATGAAATCAACTAATGGACCAGATCCAGCAGTTAGAAAGTCACCAAAACGCTCATTCCAGTCTTTCATGATGTCACTGAGCTTTTCAGCCTCAATACCCATCATTTGGGCACCTACAGCCATTTTCTGAAACTCGGCAACTGACGTTTGGCTCAAATAAGCAAAGCGCTCTAATTCCGCATTATGCTTTGCCATTGTGTCAGCCATTGCAATTATGGCAGTTGTAGCACCAGCAACAGCTGTAGCAGCAATTGCACCATATGAAGCAATAAAGCCCTTCATCTTAGTTAGGCTACCCTTAAGTTGCCCTTCCGCTTGCTTTAATGGCTCGGTGAATTTGCCAAGTCGGACAAGTAAATCAAGAGTTAATGTTCCCAGTTTAGTCGCCATTACTTTTCTCCGGCCAATAAAAAACCGCCCGAAGGCGGCATGGTTTTACATACATTTATTTGAGATTTTCTATGCAATAGCTGAATTTCTCATTCTTAAAGTCCTCTACTGCATTTTTCTTTGACTGTTGGCTATTAAATCTAGGGGTTTTATAAGCCTCTTTTACCAAAGATTTCATTACTTTGTTTCGATCTACTGACCCGTAGTCCTTCATATATATTTCTGACATTGGTGCGCCTTCTTGCCTAGCTGTCATGACTGCCTCAGCTAATTTTTCAAGAGTTTTGCATGTTTCTTCATTCTGGCTTTTCGCCATAACCGTTTGTGATACAAACATTGATATTAGAATTAAGGATGCTGCATATCTCATATTAATCACGCTCAAGGTCTGGATTGATTTTAATTAGTTCATCATATACTAGTTCTGGACTGTCATATAAATCTGCCCAACTATGCCCTTCATCACGCAAATTGTTTACTGCTTTTTTTAGCTCTGTCTTTTTTGGCTTTTTAATCCAAAATTCTTCTAGGTTGTCTTTATCCGTCCAGAATTCATAAACACCCTCTTCAGCATTTAGTTCTTCCATTTCCGTTAAATGATCTATCCATTTTGCGTGTGCTTCTGGATTATTTACCTCAATGTCTTTAAGTAATTTATTCTTTACTCTATTAAAGTTTTTATAGGTTGTCTTTTCTGGAATATCTAATCCAGTAATCACAAAAAACTCTTTTTGCTCGGATGAGATTGTACAGGCATTTGCCAACTCTGCTGCTTTCTCCAGAGATTCTGTGGTAATAAGGTTTCGAATTAAATCTAAATCTTCAGGTAAATCCAATCGAACCCCATAACTACCTTCACTTGATTTATTTATCCATCCACCAATAACTATTGCATTTACTTGAAGTAGACATTCATTATTAAAGCCTAAATTTCCCAATATTTTAGATAATTCAGATGCAGTTTCCTTTGATAAATACCCAACTAATAATCCATTTATATAAACTTGGATTGCATTTTTATCGTATGGATTTGTAGGTTCTTGCTTAAGGATAGCTTGAACTACAGTTTGTTTTGATTTCTCTCTCTTCCCGCCTGCGATCTGCTTCAAATTATTTTGATAATTACTCTCTCCAACAACATCAAAATAATATTTCTTATGCCAAGCAAGATAATGGCTCGGTGGTAAGTTCAAACTAGTGTTTTGTCGAAATGGTTCAATTAGTTCTTTGGGATTCCCACTTGAAACCAATAAATTTTCCTGAGTTGAACCTTGCTTTTTGTTATTTTTTACAAAATAAAAAACTATACCAATGATTGCTACAACTATTAATGCCGTCCACATAAACACCCCCTTATTTTTTAAGAGGATAGCACAGGGTGTAAAAAAACCGCTATCTCTAGCGGTTCTTGTCCTTATTGATTAGGCAGTCTTCTAAGCGGTAACTTTCTCAAATGATTAGCACGATGTCTAACTTCATAACCCTGCATAAATTCCCATAATGGTGCAAAAGCATCTGCAAGTTTTACTATATTTAGTGAACAATGATGTGAACTTTGGGGCATTACAGCCACTTTGCCACTATTAATGCTTACTGTATAAAACAAGCGTTCATCTTTAATGTCTTGGTATTGAAGATAATCTGAAATCTTCTGCCCAATTTCATAAGCTATTGGATTGCTTAGAGCTGGATAGCGGCTATCTAGGTTTTTTAGATATTCATCTAACTGCGCTACAACATCAGGTGAATCATGCTTTTCAGGCTTAGCATTTAAATCCATGACCTCTAGGTAATGCTTAGCATCTTCAAAATGAATCGCTCGTAGTTCTCGGTAGCTTGCTGAATATTTAAAGTGGCTCTTTAAACGGCTCCACATTTGAACGATTAGGTTTTTATTACCATTCGCTCGTGTATGAACAATGTTGTAAAGAACTCCTGCTTGCTCTGGTGAAATTGTTTGTTTTCCATTTAAAACCCATTCCATCACAAGTGAATCATAGGCACGTATCACCATTAAATGGAATTTAGGACTAATCCACATTGCATACGCATAGACAAGTTCTTTAACAACATAAGTACCTTGCTCACCAGCACCACCTTTGATCACTTTTACAGCGATCTGCAAATTTGCAGATCGGTCATTTTCTGAACTCTGCAAATTTACAGAGTTCTCTATTTCTTCAATTAGGTCTTTAGTTTGTTTATTTCGCATAAAAAAAGCTGGTTGATGCTTTTCTAATGCTCCACTTGCTTTATGTAAGTCATGCAAACAATAACGTCCATCTTCGTCTTGACGAATTGTAAAATCACCAATAACTAGCGGCTTATTGTTTGGGTTTAAAAAGTTTTGTGCTAAACTTGTCATAGGTTTAATTCCTTTGTGTGGGTTAAACAAAAAGCAGATTGATCTTGGCGGACGTCTGCTTTTTTCATGTCTTTAATATTCATGCTTTCGCACCTGATTTAGCTAAAAATTCCTTAATAGCTTGGTTAATTAAATAATTTAACGATCTGTCCTCCTCTTTACCTTTTGCCTTTAAAGCCTCTAAATATGCATCATTTAAAAATCGAAGTTTATATTGATGTCCTCGTTGTGCTTTCATAAAAACCTCTAAACCATCATTTAGGTACGTTTTGAGTATGTACCTCTTTTATGTCATTGTCAACACCATAGAGGTACTCTATTATTCGAATATTCTACATTTGCGGTATATGGTTTATTTTTATGAGTGAGAATCAAAAGGATCCACAATACAAATTGCGTTGGTCTGAAGATCTTCGGAAAAAAATAACTGATGCAGCAAAAGAAAATAATCGTTCAATAAATGCAGAAATAACAACTCGGTTAGAAGAGAGCTTCAACACTAAGGAAACACATGAAACTGAAATGGCTCTTATGTTGCAAGTCTTTAAAGATCAACAAAAACAAATTGATCAGCTTCAAGAAATGGTTAAGCAGTTAGTTATCAGACCAAGACAAATAGACGACTAACTTATTTTGGGCTATGCCTGATGGTTGTTCTAGCTAGAACCAATCTCGCCTGATTCATGGCTTCTTTAAAATCTTTCCGCAATTCCTCCACCTCTTCTGGTGTCATTTGGCTTACAGAATTTGAAATTGACTTATCTGAGACATTCATAAAAGAATCTGAATCCATTTTAAAGTCCTACTAAGTTAAGGCGGGTTGCAATAAAGACCTTACACTTGCTTCTCATTTTTGAGAAGCAAGTTTATTGAGCTTTATCTGGCACTTTCGCTAGCAAATATGACTCCAAATCCTGCGGCTCAGGTTTGCTTTCATGTGGCATATAATTTAGAGCATCAATCTTGGTGCCTTTTTTAACTTTAGAAGAAATATAAAGGGCAAATAAATTACCTATTGCCTGCTCTATTCTACGGCCAACAAATAAAGATCCACGTTTCTGGCGGTATGCCCACCAGATGTGGAATTCTTCGTTAGTTATTTTTTGCTTCGCTTCTGCAATGGTGCTTCCACCGATTCCGCAACTGACGAGTTCGCACCAGAATTCATTCCGCTTGAGCTCTTCTTCATTAACTTTCCCATGAAGTTGTTCACTTCATCCGAGACAGCATAAAAGGCGTTGCAAACAGAAACGTCACAATCTAGCACTTCATCAATTGATTTGAAGAATGGTGTTCCTTTTGCATCTTCGCAAATTGAGCCAAGGATACGTGCAGCTTGCAAGCGGATGCCATCAATACTTTCAAGCTTTGAGTTTTCCAAATCTTTCGGATCGAATTTCCATTTATAAGCTTTTAATATCTGCTCTTGGTCTTTAAAAGAAAGTTTACGAACGAAAACTTGCGCTTCGTAGTCTTCCCCATTTAAAGAAAAATGCACCGTCTTTTCGACTGGTGCACCTTGAGAAAGACTAACTTTTTTCAGATTAGTTACTGATAACTTTTTCATCTTTCACCTTAAGCTTTAGGAATAATTTGAACACCAGTGCTACGTTGCATAGTGACTTGATAGCTTACGAGAGAGTCAGCTTCAAATGTTGGTGTTGAAGGAGCTAATGAGGCTTTGTAAGTCCAGAAAGTTCGAGTAGTTGGAACTGTCACTGTGCCTGTGGCAATCGTTGGTTCTGCTGTACCGTCACTTGCACCAATGTAGAAAGTCAATTCTTTGTGTGCATCTGCCCATTCAAGAAGTTGAATATGGGTTTCGTTTTCTGGATCTAGATTAAAAGTGATTGAACCATCACCAGGATCATTCAAGCCAGTTAAATAAGACTTTGAACTTGTTTCTTCCAAACATGTGTTCTCAAGTTTAGAAGTACTGTCACTGCCTAAATCGATTGCAGTAATACAGATTGCTTTAGTGATGGCCGTGCCATCAGAGATAAAAACGTTAGTACCTTGTGTACGTAAAACTGCCATGAGTAGCTACTCCTCAAATTTTAGGCAATAAAAAACCGCCTTTCGGCGGTGTGGGGTTTGGAAAAAACTATTCAATTTTCTCTTGCCCATTAATTCCATCTATTAGCTTTTTTAAGCTTTCATGATGGAGGACAATGTGTTTGTGTTCTGGTTTAGCCCTATTAATATTAATTGTGAGCAAGATAGCCTGTTTTATATCCTCTACCTGCTCAACACTTGTGAATATGTACGTTTCATCATTAAATACGATATCTGCATATCCATCTTCGTCTTTACTGGGTCTACATTCAGCAACAACGTATTGGATATTCATTTGCTGTCCTCATCTTCACTTTCAAGATTAAGGCATGGCTGAGCCTCTTTAATTAACTGGTCCAACTCCTTAAGCATTGCAGGCTTAGTTTGCTTGCCATGAATTGATAAGAAGCTTGCAGCACCAGACAAAGACTCTGTAATCGTATCAAGTTGTGCTGATAATTTGCCAATTCGAACTTGCAACCCATCCTTGAGTTGGCGAGCTAATTCCTCTTGCTCGATGTAGTATTTTCGAATTTCATGGCCCTTTGCATTGCGCTCCATCATTCCAAGATGCTTGGTCATATCTACGGAAATAATGTATTCAGTTATCCATTGACCTGTTTTTGAAAGCTCGTCTTTTTTGACGACCTTAATAAAATCATAATTTTCTTCAAATCCGCATTGTTTGATTCGTCTATTAATCCAATGTGAAAAATCAGATTTCACATCAAGCATCTTATGCAAATCTCGCGCATTAACACCAAATTGATTTTTTCCATTTAACTTAATTTCCATAAATGGAGTTTGATTTTCAATTTTTACAATTGCATTCATTGTCATGCTCCGACCACTCATTGAATAAAAGAACACTGGCAGGAAGATGCAATGAGTAGTCGAAACGACCATCTTCTTTTCGGGGATCAGCCTAGCCAGTGGTTGCCTGAATTTCAGGCATAAAAAAACCTGCCACGAAGGACAGGTTTGATTTAGGTAAATTCTTTAACGGCTTAAAAACCAATTTGCGTCAAATCCACGAGCAAAAAGCTTTGTGTCTGTTTCGTAGTTGCTTATTCGCGGATTTAAGATATAGCTTTGTGTTTCCAAAGCCTTTCTAATTGCTTCACGCGCCTCATAAGCTCGCTTTTGCTGTGTGTCGTAGACAATGATTTGATACATGACATGATCAACATGTGCAGGGCAATCAAGGTTATTTTCAGCATTGCCGCCTACTGTTTGCCATACTGCATAAGGCGTAGGCGTATCTAGAGGCGCTAAATCCTCATAAACACGTAGATCAGTTCCTAAAATAGCCTTAACCGCAGCATCTGCATTGAGTGTTCGATAAATTGGAAGAAAGCTCATAGTTTTGCTATTTCCTTGTCTAGTTCAGCACTGAAAGACTGACTAAAAGTGTCTGTGACCTTTTGAACATTGTTTGCTAGTGCTGGGCGCATGAAGGGAGTTGCAGGCATTTCTGACGTTCCGTATTCAAGAAAGCGCCAGTATCTGGTGTCTCCACCACTTGTATTAGGTGGTGTTGGGTTTGAATATGAAGCACCTCCACGGACACCCACCCGCATCTGCACTAAATCAAGTGATTTGGTTTTTCCTGCTGATACGGAAATATTTCGCCAAATCTTTTCAGCCGTTTCAGGATCATCTATGGCTTTTGCATTTTGTCTTGCTGCATCACGGACAACATTCATGCCTTTACGGGCTGCTCTCATGGCTGCATTGCGAATCTTACGTTTATCTTTCAAGACACCCATCTTACGCAAGACTTCATCTAGCCCTTCGATTTTTACGTCCACATCAGCCATGGTGTTTCTCCTGACGTAAAAAACCGCCCGAAGGCGGCTATTTCAATAGATTTATATTCACTCTAGGTTTTTCTTAGCATCTGCTATTGCTTGTTCAACCTCAACTTTCAGCTTTAACCACAAGCTTTCGAAGTTATTAATTCCTTCAATGTGATCATCTACAACACCTAATTCTTCTACAATTAATTCTGATAGCTTCTTGTAGCCGACACATGCGTCATAATCATTGTTGTACGCGAATGCTAAAAGATCATCTTTGCTTTCTAAGATAGATAATTGTGGTTCAAAATTCTTAAGAGCTTCTTTTACTTGATTATGGACAATCCCGTCTATTTGCTCTAAATAACCAGCCTCAACTACATATGCTTGGCCTTTATCTCCAACTTGAAGACATAATCTCGATTTAATTCCATCCTCATATTGAACAAGCCAATTATCTGAATCGCTCTCTGTTCTTTGCTCAAATACTACAATGCCTTTTTCACCTGATGGATGTTGTATAATGTCGCCTTCAAAGATTTCACAATTAAGGTAATCTCTGTATGGTGATTTTTTCTTATTGGTCATAATTGCACCTCTGCAAAACCTGATTATGGTTGTGGCAACTGTTCAGGTAAAACAGCGTTCGGTGATCAGCCTAGCCACTCAAATATTATACATTATTTCGGTTTCTCAAGCCCTTGTCCAAGCAAGAAAGTACAGTAAGTGTATGAGTCTTCACTATCATCTAGAGCTTGGCTTTTAATTGAGAAAATTCGCCCTTTCCAAATGACTTGCATTTTGGTCGTAATGTCTTCTCGATAGCGGATTTTCATTCGTGCCACTACTTCTGATTGGTCGGCTTGTGCTGCAATTAAATCTTTAGCGGATAATGGTGTGACCTTTGCCCAAAGCTTTTTATATTCAGACCAACCGCCCTCAATTGGGAAGCCGTCGTCATCACGACCACCTTCGGTATAGTGCTGAATGGTTACTCGATGTCGCAATTCACCTGCGTTTTGTCCCATGACAACTACCTCAATATAGTTCCATCATTGGAGATTTAATTATTACTGTGCGAATGCGCCATATCCCATCTTCACCATATTGCCAAATCTGCCCACCTTTAACTGCATAGTAGATAAACTTGTCGGTGTAATGAAAATGTGTAGCTCCTTTTGGCTTTCTTTTACTTGCTCTAACCTTCAAATCAACCATAAATACCTCACACAGCCGTAGGAGTACGATAAGTGAATAAGAGTGATTGCACAGGTTGAGGCATAAAATTACCATTCACAGGCGCATCTGATTCAGCATTACGGTGCTTGTCGTAATATCCAACAAAGACCAGAACGGCTAAGCGAAACTCTTCAGGATATGGCTCAACATGGTGAATCACATCCGTATAACGTAAAACGGCCGATTCAGCCGCTTTTCTATAGATTTCCAAATTAGTGTCATTTGAATCATCGTCATAGCGAAGGTGTTCTTTGACTTCTGCAAGAGTAACTATGCTCATTCTGTCCACTCCTTCGCACATAACTTAAAGTTTTTATGATCAAATTCGCCTAAATGGTCATTCTCAACATGCCATAACGAGCCATTTTTAGTGATGAACTGCCCTTTCTCATACTTAACATCTTCCTTGAAGACGCCTCTATAAAGCGATTTAAGCGCGTTTTCACCTTCTGGCTGCTCTTCATCAGCTTTAGGTGTTTCAGTAGGCTGTGAAGCACTAGACGCAGGATTAAATGGGTCATCTTTAGCATCGCGCTTAGCAAGTGCTTCAAGCGAGAAGTTTTGCTGTTGCATGTAGACCGTATCGCCACCCTCTAAAGGTAATCTACCGATTCTTGCACGGCCTTCATTTGGTGTTAATAATGATCCTTTGACATCTTCACGCACCATATTGTGGTAGCGTTCAGAATCCATGCGAATAAGCATGTCGATATCAAGGAAAGACTCAACTTTGAATGATGATAGGTCTAAACCTTCATCTAATAAGTTTTCACGAGCTTCGATGAGAGCTTGTAAGCAGTCAGAATAGTAAATCCCGTTTGCCTTCTCAGAATCGTCTGGAACAGTGCCAATACCAATCTTGAAAGGGGGCACATTGAAAACACTACAAACCACTCGGCCCGACATTTCCAATAATTCAATCATTTGAGAGTCAGCTGCACTCATACCTAGAGCTGTATAAGTCATGCCATCACCAATGACGGCAGTCTTACCAAAATTCGCACCAGAATAATTCGTGTTCCAACGAGCTTGGATTTCTTCTGCTTTTTCTTTCGTGATAGATCCTGGAGCGACCAAGATTCCACCCGGTCTGCTACCATTTCCGAAGAAGTTTGCAGCGTTCTTGATGATCTTCACACCCATCCCTGCTGCTATACCACAAGCCATAATTGGTGATAAACCAACAAGTGGATGATAGAAAGCATTAATGCGGTCATGGATGATTTCAGAGGCAGGAACAATGACAGATTCGGTTTGCGTTAAGCGGTCTGTATTGAACTGATAAAACACATTGCCATAGTCATCAACTAAAGGACAAACAAGATCAGGGTTTAGCACTACCATTCGGTAGACTTCACCAAAAACATCACGTAGTTTCCACACATAGGTGTTACCACGTAGCAATAAACTAGAAGTCCACTGCTCTTGGAACTGCTGCCAAGTCTGATAATTGTTTGGTTTCTTTAAAACGCGCAGCTTTTCAGGGATATCAACATTAACTAACACACCTTCTTTCTTGCGCTTCAATAAAATTGGCAATTTACCAATATCTTTTGAGATAAGGCTTACACAAGCGAAAACAGCATAAGACGCGACAAGGTCATCACGTGTTAATTCATCATTTTTCTGCCAAGCACCTGAGTATGGTTCTTGCACAAATAAGCTTGTAAAAGTTTGCCCAGCACTATGGACACTTTGAAAGCTCTTTTTACCTCTTAACCAGTCAAAAATGCCCATTTTTACCGCCTTTATTCGCTAGTTTTTACTTCTTTTTTAGGTTTGCTTGTTGCCTTTTTTGGTTCCTCATAAGGCTTAGCAACACCTGTTTTAATCAAGATATTTGCTTCAAAATCGGTTACTTCTTTGATATCACCAACATTGGCGTCATGCATAACCTGTAAATATTCAATTTTCATAGCTGCTCCCATAGCTCAACAATGAAATCTCATTGCTCAGATATGAAAACAGCCCCAATGAAGGAGCTGTTTTAAGATCAATACGCCAACTTATGGAGTTGGAGTAGTTGTGTAGTCTAGATAAGCTGCGGCCACTGGACGACGCTTAGCCCAAGTAATGAACTTCTCTACACGTACAGCAAATTTGTTTTCTTGCCATAAGTGGTGAGTAGTTGAGCCATCAACAAGAGTCGCTTGGTCACTGTAAGAAACGTCCACACCACCATCTTGTGCAAGCAAGATTTCACTTGTTTTCACAAGGATGATCTTGTTGCCTAAAGACTGTGAGGTGATAACAGGAATACCAAGTAAGGTACGCGAACCACGTAAAGCCATACCGTTAAAGTAAGAGTTGCCTAGAGCATCACGCAACAACGCGATTTGAGCAGCACGTGTTTCTGACATTAAGAAGTAAGCGCCATCCAAACTTAAGTTGTTGGTAACAAAAGTATTGATCAGTGCCAATAGGTCTTTTTCGTATGCTGCAGCAGTTTCACCAGTATTTGGCGTAGCAGTAACCCCATTCAACACGCCTGCTGGACGGACGGCAGACGCAGCTACTGAATCAAGGAATGTTGCATCTACTAAAGCTGCGCTTGCTGCGATTAAATCATCACGGACCAACACGCTTACTGACGGATCAGAACGACGCATCAACTCTTGTGTATAGACAGTGATTGCAGCAAGTTTATGCTCGCCAATTTCAACTTCACCAAAAGTAGGATTCGTTAATGGCTTAGCTGCGCCCTCACCAACCCAAGAAGCAGTACCACCAGTAACTTGAGAAGGAATTTTTGAACGGAACGGAACTGCACGGAAGCCTTGAAGCTTATCGAATACAGTCGCTTGGCGTAGCAATTCAACGAATTCACCAACCAACTGGTTTTCATGAACTAGGGTAGCTGCGAAACCTGCATCAGTTGTTGTACCTAAGGTGGCCTTTGTAATTAAGTCTTGAACTTCATCACCAAAGCCCATGCGCTTAGCAACTTCTAGTGGAGACTCAAAACGACCTTCTTTAGCATTAAGCTGAGAGACGATTTTTGCTTGGGCGTACTGAGCAAAGCCAATACCTTTAGGCAGATTAGACTTAACGATGATTTTACCTGTTGGCTCTGGGTCGCCACCTGCTGATTTTGCAGCTTCAACAGGATTCCCACCTGCAACCGGTGTGGCAGTATTTGCTGCTTTTTCTGCAGCTTGAATCAGTTTTTCTAAACGCTTTTCTTCAAGTTCCAAGCGCTCAACATCTTTTTCAAGTGCTGTATATTGTGTATTTTGCTCATCATTAAGCGTTTGCTTTTTTTCATGAGCCGCATTCATTAATGCTTCCATAGCTTTATTTTTTTCAGCGATGGTAGCTTTCACTTTTTCTAACTGTGCTTTTAACATAGTTGGATACTTCCTTTATTTGGATCTGATAATTCGATTGGTTTGTTTTCTGCCACATCGCTGACAGTTGTTTTCTTTTCTTCCGGTTGTTGCACCTGTCCACCCAACGCGGCTTCATCTGGTTGCTCGAAAGATTTAGAAATTGATTTAATTTGGTTTATGTAGGATTCGTTATTGCAAGGGACAGCAACTAGGCTTAGCTCATGCCAGTTCCATTCATTGAATTGGAAACCTCCACCTTCTAACTGCTCTACCGCTTTCCAGTCAGCGGTAAAACCAACTGATAACCCATTCACGAGTCCATATTTCAGGCTTTGATAAGCCTCATCTACACGCTCTTTTAGTGCCCCTTCCTCTTCGATTTCTGGAAGTTCAATCTGCACTTCAATGCCTTTTTTAGTGACATCCGCTGAAATGACTTTGCCAATAGGCTTCTCGTGGTCATGATGGAAAAGAAGTGGCATCGGCAAGGTGAACTTTGCTCCTGTGCTAATCAGGACATCCTTTGCCTTGTCAGGTGTTGGAGTCGAAGCTATGCCAGTAAAAACACGCTTCTCTTCATCAAATGCTTTCACCTGCAAGACTGAATAAGCCTTGTTTTTCATGGCAAAACTCCAATAAAAAAGCCCGCATTTAGCGAGCTTTGAGTTAAAAATTTAATTAGACGAAAAAGACGTTATATTCTTTGTTTGTAGGCTCTGGATTCATGGACATCAGAGCAACTGCGTTAAATGTGGCAATCAATGGGTCAATCTTTCCAACGCCTGACTCCTGCTTTGTGATTCGCATACCATTGCCGACCATCACGACACGGGCATTACCTGCGGCCCAAGTCATTAGCTGTTGTCCAGCATGGTAGAGATTTCCTTCAGCTAATTTGCGCTCAGTGGTAAGGATGTAAGACATGAGCTTGTAGCCTTGTGGCACTGCAAACATACTTTCCTCTGGAATCCCTGCCTCAAGTAAGCCATCTAAAAGGCCACCTAAGCCCAATGGATCTAGTCCGATCTTATTGAGCTTGCCACTGTCATAGACTTTCTTGGCAATTGCAGCTAGTTGGTCGATGTCATCACCGATGCGGTCAACTACTGTGAGAGAACCCTCAGATTTGAAGTCCTCATATTTGGGGACATTCTCTTTACGACGTTCTAAAGCAATCTTATTTGCCCATGCATGGTTCCAAAGCCACCAAATGCGAGGATCCTTTTTTAATCGACCTAAAACAGCTGAACCAAGCAAGTCATCCAGCCCACCACCATCGATACCAATCGTGATGACATCTGACTGTTCAATTAGTTGGTCTAAGCCGAAAACATGTTTTTGTTGATTCCAGAACTCTGCACCAGCCCACCGATTTGCACGTAAATTCATGCCAATTTCGATGTTTAAATGTTTGGCCAAGAAATCTCTAAGCGATTCTTCACCAGCATCTTTAACTTTGTTAAATTCCGAAATCAGATATTCGAGATCAACCGAAGCACCCAAGTTTGGGTTTGTGATGTAGAAATTTTCAGGTTTTAAATGTTCGCCAGCTTCTACAAGATGCTTAGGGAATTCATAAATAAGTGGTAGAAAACTTTTATCAACTTTAATTCCGTCACGTACATCTCTGGCATAATCTAAAAGCTGCTTAAACACACCACAGGGCACTTCATCTGACATCGTAGACAGATAAATTACACAGCCTTCAGGCCGTGAAGTCAGACCGCCTTTTGCTTCACGAAACATTGATTCCGCATTCGCACGCTTACCAAAGAGCCAAACCTCATCAATCAAAATGATCGAGGCCTTTTTACCTGCTGCGGCGTTAGATTCTGCTGCAATAACCTTAAGTGTTGCCCCAGTACCTAGATGCGTAACTGTTTTTGTGTGCTCAGACACATTGAATCGTTCACTTAATTCCTCATCGGCGCGAATGAAATCTCGGATTGGATTAAATGAGTTATCAGCAACTTCTTTAGTAGGCGCAAGAATAATTAGTTCGGCAGATTGTCGATCATTAAGAATTAATGCAGTAAGCATAATGCCGGCGGCAATCGTAGATTTAGTATTCTTCTTCGAAATCAAAAGAAAGAATTCACGAATTAATCTGCGCTTTGTGCTTGGATCATATGCGCCAAAGATTGCTCGGACAAACTCGATCACCCATTCCAATGTGACATCGCCCATCTTAGGGCTACCCATCACATCAACAAGAATTAACTCTTTAAAGATACGCTCCGCTACGTCAGCCACTTTGGGGAATAATGGCTTACACGGCATTAACGATTGTTTAGAAACAATACGGGTCGCCCAGTCTGGGCAAGCTGTAGTCCAGGTGAGTGACATTGAAGACATAATTTAGCTCATCAATTGATTATCTAAAGTTGCAAACTTTCCTGATTTACTACCTTCTCTTGCAGTTTCTGCTTTGGTCTCTTTCTTACCCTTTTCGGCTACTTTGCCGTGGACGTATGGAAGTGCTGCTTGAGCTGCCCGAACTCTTAAAGCCATATCCTCGACAGGGTCAGTGTAGACGGACTCTAAAAACGCTAGTGGATCAGCAAGATTTTTAGCGGCCTGAATAGTTGTATTCGTTGTTAATGGTTTAACGTCATGTTTAACAACTTGTTCGGGAGTAGCTTTCTCAAGTCTTTCAAGATAAGCAATAACATCAGGGTCTTTTGCCAATCGAGCACCAGCCGCAGATGCAGTCTTTTCAGGGCATCCAGCCAAAATGGCAGCTTCTTTATTATCTTTGCCGTTTCGTTTTGCGAGGGCAAATGCCTTCTTTTTTTCTGTTAAAGCCATGTACCCTCCTTTAACATATTTTTGAAAACTGATTTTTTCTTATAAGTGAGAGGGCGGGCGGTCTAGAAAAATAAAACATTTTTAAGAAAACACTCCCCCCACCTACATAGAGCTTTCTTCTTTTTGTTTGGTTGATGAGTGACATTTACTACATAGTGCCTGCCAGTTCATTTCATCCCAGAATATCTCCTGATCGCCTCTATGCGGGATAATATGGTCGACTACTGTGGCAACCTCAACCAAACCTTTTGCTTTGCAGTAAACACACAACGGATTAGATCTTAAAAAACGTTCTCTTGCTTTCTGCCATCTATACCCATAACCACGTTCTGTTGATGATTTATTAGAACGCCATGAACTTTCAATCTTTTGTGGAGTTCTCTGTGCTTGCAGCCTCGGCTTGAGTGTTTGAAGTTTCATTTGGAATTCTCATTAGACCTAATTGTTTCAAGTCTTCATCAGTGAGAGATTCAATCGACAATCTCTTATCAATTACGACAGCCCTTTGTTTAAACCCACTATCCTTCCATGCTTTTGCAATGGCGCGGCTTATATGCTCAGACATATTAGAATTAGTTTTAATAACACTGATAGTTGAATTGGGATGCACTTGCTCAACAGTAAAGTTAATTACGATTGGTCTTTTGAAGAAGTTGAACATACTTATCTCCCATCATAAGCAGGTGAAGGTCTAATCTCTTTGTCCTCAAAGTCTGGTGTCAATCTAATAAGAACTTCTGCTACTTGGTCAACACCTACTGTAGTCTCAACAAAGCTAACACCGGCTAAGTAACTACCATCACTTAGCTTTACCTTTGTTCCTTTTGCAGACTTACCACCCGCATATTCAATATTCGCAACACTTAATTGCCTAGCCATGCTTCACCTCAATCCAACGTCTTATTGCTATACGCAACAACAGACTCTTGCTCACTAAGCTGCATAAGCAACTCATTGTTCTGTTCCAGTGCTGCCAGTATCACCTGATCCTTCTGTGCTACCTGCTGAATCAGTGTTGTGTTCTGCTCCACTATCTGTGACAACAGTTGAAGTATTTCTTTGTTTCCGCAACTGCAATCTTTCTTTGAACAGTTGGTATTGTTGTTTGATCCAGTCACGACGTTCCTCACATCCTTTACAGGCCATTTTGATAGCACCACATAAGTTCATTAGGGATAAGAAGCTTTGCGCCATGCATAAGGCAGAATGCTTCAATCTGATTGAGATATTCATTCATTTGCTTAACTGTGCATTTCTTAGTGCTTGTAAGCTTAATAACGTGCTCTGCAATAGCTTTGTACTCTGCACATTCATTCTGTTTGAGTGCAGTTATGGCGCCACACATCTCGGAGTATTCAGCGTCATCACGTTTAAATATTGAAATAAGGAATTTGCGCTTAAAGAATAAGTGCTGTTCTTCTTTGGTTGATCCAACATGATCAGCAAACTGTGTCATCCACTTCCAATAGAGTCTGTTTTGTGCAGAACTCCTTTCTTCTTGTTTATTGGTAATGGTGACAATTAAGGGCTTTCCTTCTGATGCGGCTTGCGCATGATTCAGATTAAGGAAATTAATTACTTTTGATATTTCTGCGTGGTTAGGTATTGGAAATATTGCTGCGTTCATACCCACCTCAATAAAAAACCACCCGAGGGTGGCTTGGATGCTTAAACTTTTAAATCTTTATTAGGGCTTTCTTTGCATATCTAGCAAGAGGAAAACAAACTACTACTGAGAGAAACCAGATTGCTGTAGTATCCACAATTTCCAACTCACTTAGAAACAATGCTGGAAACGCAATGACATACAGGGCAAGCATGGATGCAAAATAAAATAGTGCGAACTTCATAATTATTGAGTCCATTTCATTAGTAGAAATACTATATCAAAAAACATCTTCATCTTTAATATTAAGCATCCGCTCTGTTTTTTCTAACATTGCATCAAACCAAATAACTGCTTGTTCTCTTGTCATTGTTAGCAGTTGGTCGTATTCGATATGGTGTTTCCTGCAAAGTGGGATTGTCTTTGAGTCACAAGCCTTTAATCCCATACCCTTATTGTGAGCACCTTGATTGCTGTGCGCTGCATCCACTGGTGTTCTACCACACATAACGCAGGGTAATTTTCTTATTGCAGCAAGTCGCTTTGCATCACGCATGAAGGTTACTTCTAATATTCTTCACTTGGTCTTTGTGTCTTTTAATCTTAGCGTCAACTTCTACCATTTCTTTGGCAGTCATCAAGCCACGTGAAAGGTTTTGAAGCTTTTCTATTTCTGCACATATTGCGACTAAATTCTTCTTCGCTTCTATTGTGTCCATGTTCACCCCAATCCATTTGACTTAGACGAAGTGAGCTACTCCTTAGCTTTGATATCCACTTTGGCAAGAGGCTATATCTATGCAGCACACTTCTCTAAATTAAATGGCACGCCATGCAGGACTCGAACCCGCATCAATCACACTAGAATTATGATGTCTTATCCAATTAGACGAATGGCGTAAAAAAGAAAACCCCGTCAAACGACAGGGTTTTAAAAAACTATCCGTATTGGTGACATGCATAAGTTGCAATTGTTTTCCCATTTTGAAGAATGTAAGCATTCCCATTCATTGGATATTCACGCTCTTCACCATACTCATCAATAACAACAATTGTGCCCTTCCCATCTTTGTCGCGGACACAATCAATCAACCCATGTGACTCAACCAAAGTAAAGTCTTTTGAATTGTTGCTATCTGGCAAATCATCACTGCTCATTAGTTTTGCTACTAACATAGTTCTTACTCCTAATAATAAAAAAAGCCCCAGTAAAATACTGAGGCTGTGTACTTTGACATTTAAAGACTGTCAGTCTTCGACAACTAACTTGCCAATGGCTAAGCTAATAACACTTATCTTCCCACACTTTCTGCATTCTTTCTGATTGAACATGTCTGATTCATATTCCCAAACATGTATGCAAAAGACCTACTTAATTATTCGGAGCATGTGAACCTCCTAGAATTTGGCGGAAAGTATGAGGTTCGAACTCATGCGTCGCTGATAGCAACAATGGCTTAGCAGGCCATCCCCTTTACCAATTCGGGCAACTTTCCTATAGGCAACAAAAAAGCCCACGATTAAGTGAGCTTTTAAATCTAGGTTCGCCTTCTTGCTTATGTTGCAAGGGTTACTAACTAATCCAGTGATACCTTACTTACACTTCGCACCACTGTACCATGAATATATAACATTAGTGACGTCACGTCAATAATCATGAAGTTATTTTTGATTTGTAAGCAATAAATGGGTATCTAGCATGCATAGCAGCCAAGCCGCACTTAATATCAAACTTAACATCCATTAGAGTTGCATATGGTGTGACAAGTCTTGATAAGGGCATTGAATAGCAGTAACGAAATATAACCATTTCAAGCCAGCCGTCTAAAACTTCCGACTGCCCTTGCATATCCAAGATGAGGCGTTGAACTGCACGCGCTTCATTATCTGTAATTTCACATGTTATACGCCCACGCCCCTTAGGAATGATTAAATCATCTGAGCATAACCAATCAGCCATGATCTGCTCTTTACCTTTCACCTCCTGCTTGCGCTTCTTAGCAGCCTGATCCATAGCGACAGCAATCGGGTTTATGCTTTTTCCACAAGTTCCAGAATTTGAGTACATCCAAGCCCCAAATTGATAAAGCCATTCTTCTAGACTGTATTTAGTCCAGTCCGTTGTTTGCATAATGTGATTTACTGCCGCATTCATACCATCACCCTTAATTCTTTAAATTTTTATCATTGCTACTGCACAGGCATAGCAGCCTACTGTCATTATTGCCAAAGCGATGTTGTGCCCATTCGGGTGCTCTTTACCGCCACTAAATGCAGTCAAAGTTCCAATAATTAAAAAGAAGATCGTCATAGTCACGCTACCTTCTTCCCGTTCATTCCCCAGATCAACATGCCTGCGTCACGCTGCTCTTGATTTGTACGACCTTGCCAACCTGTCACTTTGTTAAACTGCTCTGCATTGAGTTTTGATTTCGTTGGCTTCACAAGTAAAACCGCTAGACCTAAAGCCTGCGCTATCTCAGCCAATAAGATGCCGGTCGCATGATTCATCCCAACACGTCTTGCAATCTGCTCGTTCACTTGTCTTGAATGACCACCACCTACTCTGAAGTTAGCCTTCTTGTTTTCCCAACCCGCCTCAATCACAACCTTTTTAATGCTGTCCTGCTCATTTCTGAACAACTCAACAGTTTCTGGGAATGTCAGATTCTTGAGTTGAAAATCATCCCCTAGAATGGCAACTCCCGACTTTTCCAAGTCAGGATCAATGCCGATGATGATTTGAGCCTCTTTGAATGCGGTCATTGGTCACGCCCTCACCAGAAGAATGAAAATACACACACCAGCTAAAATCATCATTAAGAATTGCCAATCTGTTCCTCTTTTCATCCTTCCCCCTTGAGCGCTTGCTCTATCTGCGCTGCAATGTTTAATCCTGCGTTTCTTCCTGACTCTGTCCAGTATTCACCCCGTCTTGCTCTCATAGCGATATTGGCAATCTCTCTAAGCTTTAGTTCTAAAGCAACAAACCGCTTTTGCAGCTCATCACTGCTCTTAACCTCTTTCACATACATTTCATCAAGCGTTTCCGCTACAAATATGTATTCATTTAATTGTTTTTGCAGCCCCTCCACTTTCGCTTGCTGTTCTTTGAGAACATTTTCAATTTGCTTACCGACTTCATAACGCTCAATGTAGTGGTAGCTGCCATTCTTTAAATGGAATCGATAAGGATTTCCTAACTGATCCGCCCAGCACTCAAAGCTAATGATTTCTCTCAGATCAATATGTTTGTTTGGTTGATATTCACACCAGTTGCCTGACACTTTAATTTTGAAGTTCTTATCAAACATCTTTCACCTCACACATTAGGCTGATGTGGTTTTCTGGTTTGTCTAAGACTTCAGTTACAGGCCTAAGCTCATGCGAAAAATACCAACCCCAATGACGCGTGCCACACAGATCAAATTTATTAATATCTGACCTATAAGCTGTAATTCGTCCTTCATTCCATTCAGTAGTGTTGCCAAGTTTCACTGGGAAAAGAGCCTTATCCCCGACTTTAAACTCACTCATGGCTGGCTCCTTTTACTTCTGGTCTCTTTTCCAACGATTCTTGCCATTCGCCCTTATATGGATTTTCATCAGGCCAATATATGAGTCCTTTATTGCCGCCGAGATACCAAAACCCCGTATGTAGCCATCCACTCAAAGGCTTGCCCTCATACCCCCATGCAAATCCATTTTCATTTGTCGCTACCCAATTCACATCATCCGGAATTTTCGACCAGTCATA